GCTGGCACAGCCATATCGGCAACCAAGATGATCGTGAAAGGCTAGACCATGAGAACTATCCCAGAGTTACAAGAGGGTACGCATCGGGCCAAGGCTTCTGGTACTCTGCCGAATGGTAAGCCTGTTGTAGTAAATGCTGACGGGACTGTGAGTGTTGTTGCGGGGGCAGAGCAAAGTGTCGGCTCCGTCACACAGTATAATGCTGGAAATTCAGATTACACTTCGGCAACATTCGACTCTAACTCCAACAGAATTGTTATAGCGTACAAGGATGCTGCAAATAGTAATTATGGAACTGCTGTAGTTGGGGCTATAAGCGGCACGTCTATCAGCTTTGGAACAAAAGTAACTTTTGAAAGTGCTAGGGCTGACCATATCGCTATTACTTTTGACTCAACAAATAACAAAGTTGTTATCGCCTACTCGGACGAAGGTAATTCTGGTTACGGCACTGCAATAGTTGGAACAGTAGACCCTTCCGACAACTCTATAAGTTTTGGCTCCGCAGCTATATTTGAAAGTGCAGTGACTAACGAAACATCGGTAGGCTTTGACGCTAATGCTGGAAAATGTGTAATAGCATATCAAGACAATGGAAACTCTAACCGTGGCACTGCTGTTGTAGCAACTGTATCTGGAACTTCAATAAGTTTTGGATCGGCAACTCTGTTTGAGTCTGGCGCTTCATTTTATATGAATGTTGTCTATGACTCTAATGCCCAGAAAATAGTAATAGCCTATATGGATCAAGGAAACTCAAGTGCAGTTACAGCTATTGTGGGAACTATAAGCGGTACGAGTATCAGTTTTGGCTCTGCTGCGGCGGTAGGTGACGCAGGGGAGCATGTAGCGGCGGCTTTTGACTCAGCAAACAACAAAGTTGTTGTTTTTTTTCAAAGCACCAATGACTCTAATGGAGGTCGAGCAAGGGTTGGTACTGTGAGTGGTACGAGTATTACTTTTGGTGCTAAAGCATCTTATTCAACTACGGCAGTAACAAACCAAACAGCAGTGTTTGATAGTCAAGCAAACGAAGTTATTATTTTTTATAGAGACCAAGGCGCAAGCAATACTTACTACCCTACCTTTGCTGCTGGAGCAACGTCAGGAACGACAGTTAGTTTTACTACTCCAGTTGTTCTGAACGAAAGTAATAGTACAGAGTTTGGTTCTGCTTTCGACAGCAGTAATAATAAAACGGTTATTGCATATAAAACTTCATCCACGGGCAAAGCTCAAGTTGTTCAATTACCCTCCACAAACCTCACCTCAGAAAACTACATTGGCATGTCTCAAGGCGGCACTGTAGCGGACGGTAGCAGCGCCACGGTAGACATCATCGGCTCACTCAGCACAAACCAGTCTGGCCTCACCGCAGGGCAAAGCTACTACGTCCAGACAGACGGGACGATAGGAGAAACCGCTGCCGATCCCAGCGTCTTTGCAGGGACCGCAATATCTGCTACAAGTTTAGTAGTAAAAACATAAGGCGAAGCCATGCCGTTAATTCCTCTCAACATCCCAGCAGGTCAATACAGAAACGGCACTGAGTTTCAGTCTCAGGGGCGCTGGCGTGACGCAGACCTTGTTAGGTGGCACGAGGGAGCGTTGCGCCCAGTGGGCGGATGGCGTCAACGTGGCAGCGTGGACATTGACGGCGTTGCTCGTTCAATGGTTGCTTGGGAAGACAATTCAAACAACAGACGCATAGCTTTTGGTACGCACAACAAGCTCTACGCTATGGGGTCAGGGGATACGGTCAGCGACATCACTCCAGCCGGGTTCACGTCTGGCAGAGTGGACGCCTCGGCGTTTACTGGGTACGGCGCGAAAACCTTTGGCGGTGGTTTTTACGGGCTTCCGGTAGAAGATACCAACAACATCCTCAAAGCAACCACATGGTCGTTGGAAAATTGGGGTGAGTACCTTTTGGGATGCACAGCCGATGACGGCAAGATTTACCAGTGGCAGCTTGACAATTCTACGCCAGCCGCCGTTTTGTCAAACGCGCCTGTAGACTGCTCCGCAATGATGGTGACAGAGGAGCGCTTTGTGTTTGCTCTGGGTGCTGGAGGAAACCCCAGAAACGTCTCGTGGTCAGACCGTGAAGACAACAACACATGGACACCCGCAGCCACAAACGAAGCTGGTGACATCGAAATACAAACAAACGGTGTAATATTAAAAGGTCTCCGCACACGCGGTCAGGCGTTAATACTTACCGACCAAGACGCCCACACAGCAACATATAGTGGCCCGCCATTTGTGTATGGTTTTCAAAGAGTTGGAACGTCCTGCGGGTTGATTGCTGCAAACGCTGCCGCGTCAATAGATCAGGGCGTTATCTGGATGGGTCAGCGCTCGTTCTTCACTTACAGCGGCGGCGCGGTTCAAGCGCTGCAATGCGATGTCGCCGATTATGTATTCAGCGACATGAATAGCGACCAGAAGTCCAAAGTACACGCCGTGGTCAACAGCCGCTTCAACGAAATTTGGTGGTTTTATCCCAGCGGATCAAGCATCGAGTGCGATAGATATGTCGCGTATGACTACGCAGAAAACGTATGGATGACAGGCACTATTGACAGAACTGCCGGTGTGGATCGCGGCGTATTCCGCCAACCTCTTTGGATTTCTGCGGAGGGAATTCTATACGAGCAGGAAATAGGATTTAATTACAGCGGAGTTTCGCCATTCGCAGAAACAGGGCCAATCTTGCTTGGAGCCGGGGATCAAGTGATGAGTGTGAAGGGTTTAATACCTGACGAAAAAACACTCGGGGATGTCAGTGCTTCTTTCAAAACTCGCTTTTACCCAACGGGCGAGGAAAAAACGCACGGCCCTTACAGCATGGAAAACCCAACGAGCCTAAGATTTACGGGCCGACAGGTGAGAATGCGCGTCACGGGAGACGCCTCCTCAAGCTGGCGTGTCGGCATTATGCGGCTTGACGCGGTAGCTGGCGGTCGCAGATGAGCAGAATTGTTCCACCCCTCGCGCCAGACATTCGGCAATGGGCTGAGAATTTGCGCATCTATCTTAGCCGCGCTTTAGACCAGATGAGCTTCAAGGAGACCTATTCGTCTGCATCCGAAAATGGCGTCTTGCTGTGGGATAACGTGAACGGCTATCCGGTGGTCAGCAAAAATGGCGAGTGGCGTCAGGTTGTGCTGGAAGATGGCCAGTATGCTGGCGGCGTCACAACGGATCAGACTGCTGCATCTATCAACACAGCCTACGCTTTGACGTACACATCAAGCATTGCTGATGGCATTACAAACGGCACACCAGCCTCGCGCTTGGTTTTTCAGGAAGCTGGACAATACATGGTCAGCTTTTCGGCGCAAATTGCGTCCACATCCAGCTCAACTGTAAACTTCTGGTTTTGGCCCCGCGTCAACGGCACAGACGTTTCTGGGTCAACGATGAAAAGCGCACTGCATCAAAACGGTTCGGTTCTTGTTGTCAGCAGGTCAGCGATATTTGAATTTGCCGCCGGAGATTACTTGGAGGCTATGTGGGCTGTTGATAGCACGACTGGGTTTTTGCACTCAACTGCGGCAACGGCGTTTGCACCCGCAGCGCCGTCCTCAACCATTGCGATAACGAGGCTGCACGGCTAGGGGTGTCAAAGTGCAAGAAATATGTTATAAATGTCTAAACCGTTCGGAGTTATAAAATGAGCATTATGGATTTTTTATTTGGCTCACCTACGCAAACAGGCCAACTTGATCCGCGAATAGAAGCGGCAAGAAACTTTTTGCTTGAACAAGCTATGCAGCAATCCAGCGCAGGGCCAGTAAATGTTCCTCAATATCAAGCGGTTGCTCCGGCAGCAATGTATAGCGGCACAAATGATCTTCTTAGCTCTCTTGGCTTGGGAACGGTTGCACCTCCGTCTATGCCCACAGTAAATGTCGGTGGCATTGAGGCTTACAGTAGCCAGCCATTCCAAGAGCAGATAGAAACTGCCTATGGAGAACAGTATCCCGGTCAATATGAATTTTTAAGGTCGTTTTATAGAGACCCTGTTACTGGAGAACCCGGCACTCGATCATATGGCTATGTTGATCCAAATGCGCCTGTAAATATGCCCGGTGGCGGCGGTGGACAAGGCCAATATAATAATAGTGACTCTGATAGCACTGCCGCAGCACTTCAAAGGCATTACGAATTATTTCCTGAAGCTGATCCCGGTGCAAGCACATACGGTTATGTAAACGAAGATGGTTTTATTGACGCCCCTGCTCCTTCTTCTGGATTTATGTCAGGCGGCGGCGCTGATGGGGTGGGCAATTTTGGCGCTGTTGGAGATTTCTTTGGAGGTATCGGCAATGCGCTCGGGATTACTGATTATAAATTGTGATGAGAGGTTGTTCCAATGATTGGTTCAAATGTATTTGGTCAAGCCCAAGGATACCAAAGTCAAGCGGGTGATATTTACGGGCGCTTGGGAAGTTTCAGCCCAACGAATATGCAAGCCGCACAAGCTGGTTCCGCAAGTTTAATGAACGCTGCACAGTTGGGAGAAGCTGAAAGGATGCAAAGTGTCGGTGCTGTTAGTTCTGCTCAAGCGCCGGGACAAATTGCTGTTAACCAGCTTTCTTCAACCAACCTTGACCCATATATGAGTCCCTATACGCAAAATGTCATTGAGCAGGGTCAGGCTGATATTGAACGCCAGCGTCAACTTGCATCAAACCAATTGGGCGCACAGGCACAATCTGCTGGTGCTTTTGGTGGTTCCCGCCAAGCGGTGCAAGAAGGTGTCCTTGCTGGTGAGGCTTTGCGTCAAGCTGGTCAACTGTCTGCGCAACAACGGCAACAAGCATTCACCCAAGCACTGCAATCTGGCCAGTTCGACATTGGCAACGTGCAACAGGCGCGAACACTTGCGTCTGGTCAAGAGTTTCAAGCAAGCCAAGCTGCACAACAAGCTCGTGAAGCTGCGGCGGCGCGTGAACAAGCGGCTCGTGCTGGGAATATGCAAGCGGCGAACCAATTTGCTGTTCAGCAAGCTCAGTTTGAACAGCAAGCAAACCAGCTAAACCAAGCGGCTCAAAATACTTTTGCACAAGCACAAGCTAATCGTCAGCAACAAGCAAATCAAGGCAATTATCAGGGCCAATTCCAAGCAGCAGGAGTCCAATCTGGTGCGGCTGGTGGTCTTCGTGGTCTTGGATCAACTATGTTTGGTCAAGGTATAGCAGGACTGCAACAGCAACAAGCGGCAGCGGCGAGAGCGCAAGCGGCACAACAAGCAATGTTGGATGCGTCTCGCAATCAAACACTGGCAAACCTTGGCTATCCCGCGCAAGCATTGCAAGCCGGGGCTGGTACGCTGACGATGCTTCCACGGTCATCAGTAACTGAAGGCGGGACGCCCGGCGTATTCGGAACTTTAGCAGCTTTCAGTGGCCTTCCGGGTTTTGGTTAAATAAATGGAACTAACGCAACGAGACCTATTAGCAAAGACACTGCAAGCCGAGGCTGGAAACCAAGGCTATAATGGCATGGTGGCTGTTGGTTCGGTAATTATGAACCGTCTTGGCGGCGGCAGTGATCTTGGCAAAGTCATTTTGCAGCCGGGTCAGTTCTCTGCGTGGAATAGCATTACTGGTTATGCTGGCGGCGAACAAGGTCAAGACATGGACTTTACGCCAAGTGCAAGAGCGTATGAAGTTGCTGACGCCTTGCTTTCTGGTAATTATGAAGACCCGACAGGCGGTGCAACTCATTATTACAACCCGCAGCTTGCTGATCCTAATTGGGGCGCATCTGCTGGTGGCGATTGGCAAACCATCGGGTCGCACATTTTTGGAAAAGCAAACAAAGCTGGCCCAAAACCAATTCCCAACAACGGGAAAATGACGGAATCTTTGGAAGCCAAAATCTTTGGAGGAGCTTCAGCAATGGACGGACAATCTACAGGCCGCAATATGCAGCAGCCGAGCGCCATTCAAATGCAGAAAATGCAACAACAGCAAAGCTCTGGTGGGTTGCTGGGTTTTCTTCGTGATCCAAGAACCCGCGAGACGTTTGCCTCATTAGATAGGTCTGGATTGCTAAGCGGCGTTCAGCAACGAGCGTCCGCTGATGTAGAACGTCAACAGCAAGGCGAAGATCGAAATCGAACAGCGGATTGGTTGGCTTCTCAGCCTAATGGTGGATTGTTTGCCGAAGCTATAAGGGCCGGTATGCCAGCAGCGCAAGCATATGAAGCATATAGAAAATCATTAACAGGTGATTACGTTG